TTATCTCACCATGGGCTCCTCATGTTTGGGATCATCACTGGTATGACTGTACTGCTTAATCTCGCCATTGTTAAAAATGATATATTGATACTTCGCTTCGAGTTCATCCGCGAATGTTACGGAGGCACCGTAAGGTGCTTCAGAACTTTTTGAGGAGTAAGTACCTTGTACTTCGATAAGCTGTTCGGGTGAGTAACCTTTCTGTTCAATCAGGTAAGTGGTTACCTGTTGTTCAGCATCATTTTTCTTGAGCGGATTACCAAGCAGTCCGAAGTAAGCCCAGCAGGATATCCCGAGTATAGATGCTAAGATGACAAGTGAAGTGATCTTGAATGTTTTACTCATAGGTATTTCTCCTTCTTTTACGTAAGCGACAATGAATTTGATAATGAAATTTTAATATATTTGGATAAATTTATCAATTAATTGACCTTAAAGCTTACTTAGGTATTCGTTAAAATGATGATTCCAGAATCGTCTTTTTTCCACCCGAACGTCTCCCTTAATCGCACCGAAGTCGTACGTAACACCATCCGCGCTAGGAATGAAAGGGTGTAAGATTGTATTATCGGATCAATAACAAGGGACGCACCGAAAGCACATACGCTAATGTACAGACCGGCCAGGTGGCCGGTCTTTTTGATGCGGTGAATGTAGTCCCGTTACTGGTTCGATAGCAATACAGACTCTGAGTTAAAAGGGGGAGTCTACTGCTGCTGCATTGTCGCTGCACGGTGTGGGCAGATCTCAAACTTGCAGCCAAAGGGGGCGAAATGAATGTGTCTATGAGAAATAAAATTAGCACTGCCATGAGCACCAGTAAAATGAGTACGCTCATTAAAAAAACGCTGAAACAGAAGCTCGCGGTACTTGTTCCAGATTGGGACGGTCGTGTGCTGGATGTACCTGGGCCAGGCGAAATGTTGGCCGGGCCTTGTGCAGTCGTTGCGTTTGCCGAAGAAGTGCCGAAGTCTGCCTGGGCGGGATACCGAAGGATTATTAAAATCTCACCATACGCTCGCCCGGAAGATGGTGGCGCTGAACAAGTGGAAGCTTGGTCAGCTGATCTAATCGAAGGGTTGCACCAGGTAAGACTGGTGGATGAAGCAGGTGAGGCCTTAACTTGCATCTATTTGGGTTCTTCAGATAGTGACCGGGTGGATGCAGGGTCTGGAATGTTTACGCGCAGTCTGCGGTTCGGAGTGTATGTTCCCGAAGACTCGGGAGTTGTCCTCGCTGAAACAGGGGACGCGTGGCTAGCTGCGCTTCAAGACTGGACACAGTCGGAACTTGGTTCGAACTGGTCGGTATATGGTGATGCCTGGCCTGGAGGATATGAGATGCCGTCTGTGTTATGGCGATTGGCTGGATGCAGCACGTCTGTGGCGGGCACTTCGGCATTGGAGGTTCGACAACAGTGGATTGGGCATGTGCTAACCGATCATCCAGTGCTAACACGTCAGACCGTTACCCGGTTGGCCCGGCAACTTGCAGTGCAATCTCGTCTTGCCATCACTGAAACGGATGGCGAAGAGCACGAAGGTAACACGCGATATATCACAGTGGATGAAGTCACGGCAGATTTACAGACGGATGCGTATTTGAATGGTCAGATTCGCCTGACGTTGCAACAGCGGATTCGTCGTCCGGGTACGAATGTACCTTTCATTCGTGAGATTTACCATAGCAAAGGTATGGAGTAAACGTTAGCCCAGAGGAACCTTCTATTAGAGGTTGTTCAAAAAGCCCGCTTTTGATTACAAAGGATGCCTAATGGCATCATCAGCATCGAATATGGAATTCAGCCGAATAAGCATAAGCTTACGAAGTATGTTTCCTTTGGAAACATTGTAGTTGCTCACGTAGTTTTCCCTACGCTCTGCTACTCCATTTCTAACTTCATCCCATCTTCTCGGTACTGAAAACCGATCTTTTTGAACGTGCACTTTTAAGAGTGGTTCCAGATTATAGCTTTGAGATGATTGATATAGCTTCAACATTGTAGCTTCAAATTCATAGGTTCATAGGATCGAAAATTCATAGATCAAGCTTAAAGATCAACGATTCACGAAATTAGTAGTCCAACAAATGAGGTGAGATGGCCATGGCAAGCTCAGTGAAAAAAAGTAAACAGACAGCCCCGCGGTATACACGGGCAGAATTGATGAATCATGCAGAAGCCCTCTTTGCCGTTAAGGCAGAGGTGCTGTACGGTGCGCTGTACGAAGCGGCGCAAGAGACGTTTTCCATAGAAGAAACGCAAGAACGAATTAACCAATTTATGAAAGCGAAGGTGAAGGGATAATGGCAGGTGGAACTTGGGAGCAAACGAATCGTCCGGTCCTTCCGGGCTTATATATGAATTTTCAGGCGGCTGCATCCTCGGCCATTCAAGCGGGTACGCGGGGAACGGTCGTTGTGCCAGTCAAGGCCAACTGGGGTCCTGTGGGGACTTTTGTTGAAGTAGGGAGCGAAGCGGCGATTGAACGTATCTATGCGGCGAATGTGCTGGACAACGGTACGGCTTATACGTCCTTGAAGCTCGCCCTGTTGGGTGGGCCGAAGAAGTTGCTCGCTTATCGGGTAGCAAGTGCTGCGGCCAAAGTAGCCACGCTTACCTTGAAGGACAGCAGTGATGCCAATGTGCTGCAACTGGACGCGAAGTATCCGGGAGATCGTGCAAATAGATTCTACGTCACCATCCAGCCAGGTGTGATTGATAATACGAAGCATGAAGTGCGTCTCTTCGAAGGTAACCGGATGTTGTATGCGCTCCTGACAGCGGATATTACAGCAGCTTCTCTGGCAAAAGAGATTAACGCGGATGAACAAAATGTCTGGGTAACGGCTCAGGCAATTGGCGATGGTGCAGGTGTAGTTGCAACAATTGCGGGTGCGGCATTCAAAGGTGGCGTAAGTGGCAACGATGACCTGACCAATGCAGAATACATTGCTGTACAGGGTGCGCTGGAAGGGGAGCAATTCGACGTCTTGGCTTTGGATCAGGCGGCTGATGCACCTCTGCTTGCTAGTTTTGCGGCATGGGTGAAACGTGTGCGTAGTGAAGGTAAACCGGTGGTGGCTGTATTTGGCGGTTCCGCAGCGGACGATACCTCTGCTACAGCAGCACAAAAAGCGACAGCACGTTCGCTTACGCTCAATCATGAAGGTGTGATTAATGTTGGTACAGGCGTTCGCCTTGGAGATGCTTTCTACAGCTCGGCGGAAACGTCCGCCTATGTTGCGGGACTGATTGCCGGACAACGTCTGAACCAATCCACAACCTATGCAGCTACTCCGTTCGATGATGTGACACGTCGCTGGACGCGTGCAGAACAGGAGCAGGCAGTACAGAATGGCGTATTTATTTTCTTCCATGATGGACGTCAGGTGAAAGCACTTCGTGGTGTAAACACACTGGTAACTCCGGCCGCTGGACAGAATAATGCATGGAAAAAAATCCGTTCCATTCGTGTGTTAGACGCGATCAACACGGATTTGCAACGATCCGCGGAAGATACGTATATCGGTAAAGTGAACAATACCGAAGAGGGTCGTCAAGCACTGATTAGTGCCATGAAGGCCTATTTGGCGCTGCTCGCACAGAGCAATGTGATTGAAGCGGACAGTTATGATGTCATTCTCGATCCGGCATATTACGGCGCGGCACCAGTTCTCAAACCGGAAGCAGATCAGGTATTCCTGCAATGGAATGTGAAGCTGACGGATGTGATGGAGCAGTTGTTTGGTACATTTTACGTGCAATAAGTTTGTGCGAGGAAAGAACCGTTTTCTAGAATAATTACTATATGTTGAACTGATGGTTTACACGATAACAGCGATCGGAAGATTTTTCTGACTGTGGAGTTATACCATGTAATATTTATTAGTTCAACCAACCCAAGGAGGAAAATATATGTTGGATGCGTCAAGAGTAATTCTCGGTACCCATGGTCAGTTGCATATCGATGGTGTGTGGCAGACAAACATTAACAAGTTGGAAGCGAGTGTGGAGATTGAAAAGCGTGAGCTGAATCTGGTCGGTAACGACTGGAAAGTACACAAAAATGGCGCGAAAAAAGGAACAGGCACGATGACCGGCTACAAAGTCACTTCGGATATGATCCAGCGCGGTTTCACCAAATTCGAGATCATTTCCAAGCTGAACGACCCAGAATCATATGGACATGAGAGTGTATTGCTGAGAGGTTGCATGGTGGACAAAATCCAGCTTGCCAACTGGACAGCGGGTGAGGAAGTACCGGAGGAAACGGGCTTTACGTTTGAAGGGTTTGAATTGCTGAATCCGATTGTGGCGAACTAAGCTTTGAAATAGGCAAGTGATTGAGCTAGTTTGCTCAAGCGTGATTGCAGAGTTACTTCATATAATATGGACACCAATGCAGGCCGAGATGATCTCGGTCTCTTTGTTGTCTCTACAGGCTTGGAAGCTTGCATAGTTAAACCCATTTGTGAAATGAGAAGGAGATTACCCCCGATGAGTATGAATGAAAATATGTCCGAAGAACAGATTTTGGATCAGTTGTTTGAAGCAGCAGAACGTTTGCCAGAGGAGAATGTGCGCATTCAGCGTCTGGATCTGCTGTTGACCTTGCGTGGACTGACGTCTTCCAAAGTGGATCACATTCGCGAACGCTGTACCATTCGAAAAACGACCAAAGGCCGCACCGAGGAAAAGGTGGACACCGAAACGTTTAACGCGCTGCTCATTTCCGAAGCAACCGTAAAATTGAAAGTCCGCAGCTTGGAATTGTCCGGCTGGGGTGACACGCGTATTACCGGCCGCATGAAGCTGTCTGGTGGCGAACAGGCGGTACGTCGTATGCTTCTCGCGGGTGAATTGGATGCCGTAGGTGATAAAGTGCTGGAGCTGTCCGGCTTCGGTGTGGAGATTGAAGACCTAAAAAACTGATTCACTCCGGCGGGATGACCACGTTCCTGTATCACATGTGGGTGCGTCATCATCTCCGGCCCGGAGAGTTCTGGTCTTTGCCACGCGGGGAGCGCTCGCTGTTGATTGCGTTCTCGGAAGAAGAGATGGCAGCAATAACCTCGCAAATGAATCGATAACGATATAAGGCAGGAGGTGAAAAAATGGCAGAAATGATTGTAGGTTTGTCTAAATCTAATGCGGAAATGCGGACAACCCTTCGTTATCTGGATCAGATCCAACGCTCAACCGAACGTCTGGGCAGAGTTCGTTATCAGAGTCTGATTAAGGTGAACAATGAACTGAGAACGACCGGACGCAGGTTGGAGCATATTTATAGTATGGCTGTGCGAATCAGCAGGCTGCGAATTACACCGACGATTGGGTTGATTGATAAGCTCAGTCCTGCACTGGATCGCGCATGGGCGAAACTGAATAGTTTCAGGGACCAGTTGGTTACGGCTTCGGGAACAGTATCGTTTGAGGTTCGGCAGAAGATCGAAGTGGCGATGGGCAAAGGTGGGCCAACTGGCCCAACTATGGCTGTCATGATCCAGAACAACAAAAACATTACTAACAATACGAAGGAAGAAGAACCTAAAAAGTGGTGGGAAAACGTACTTGCAGCGGTCCAAGCATTCAATGATTTGAAGGATGCAGCCTTTAATGTAGGAGATATTTTTAAATTGTTCAAAAAGAAAAAAGAAGAAAGTCCTGCATCAGATCCAACCAGAAGTCCAGCATCCAAATGCTGCTGTTGTACAGGTGGAAAGATGGGCAAGAACCGTAGAGTTCGTTCACCGAATGCGGATGGTGGTGGATCAGATCGTGGAAGACGAAATTACCGAAGTGGTAGAAGGTCTAGTAATCGTTCGAACCGGGGCCCATCACCAGTACCCAATCCTGTACCTGATACTCCGACTCCTCCGGCCGATCGCAACCGTAATAGGGGAGGCGGTAGAAGAATACGAGGAAGCGGTAGATTAGGATTTGCGGATGGTGGATTGGGATCTTTAACCGACATGCTGGCTGGTAATGGATTGATGGATAATTTAAGTAGTGGCTTTGCCAAAGGAGCAAAAAGGTTGCTTGGACCCATCAGCATGCTTGCTGATGTGGCAAATGTAGCGACAGCACCACCGGAAGAACGTGGCCGAGCTGTAGGTTCTATGATTGGCGGCACAGCAGGTACTGCGATTGGTAGCGCCATCGGTAGCGTTCTTTTGCCTGGCATCGGAACATGGGTTGGTGGTGCAGTAGGTGGTTGGGCTGGAAGTGCAGCAGGCGGCTGGATTGGAGATAAAGCGAAGGATATTGGAAACTTTATGTCTAGTGCTACCGAGGGTGTAGGGGATGCTTTGTCGGGTGCAGCCGATTATGTCTCTGAGAAAACAAAAAAAATCACCGATGGCATATCCGGCTTCTTTGGATTTGGTTCTAAAAAAGAAGAAAAGACTGTCTCGGCAGCAACGGTGGCTGCACCGTCTCCAGTTGCAACAGGCCCGCAGATGGCACCTGCCTATATGCCACCGGCACTGACCATGACAGGCCCAACGGCATATATGAACAGCAAAGTCGGTCAGCCTACATCTGCTGGATTCATGGGAACAAGCATGATGCAGAGCCAAGCGATGGCGCTTGGTAACGGTGCGCAGACGAATGGAAAATCGTCCACGATGACGGTACAGATATCTGAAGACCAGATGAGCAGTCTGTCCGGTTACTTGAAGGATTTCAAAACCGAAACTACCAATCAGATTGCGATCAATATTCCACCAGGTGCGGTGCAGGTGACCGTGCGCGAAAATGCGATTGATTATGACGCAGTTTCTCACCAGGTGGGGCAACGGATCTCTAACGAGTTCCGCCGTGCGATGCAAAATCGCAAAACAATTATGGCCTAAGCAGAAAGGAGGCCGCAGATATGTCAGTACTTGAAGATAAAGTTGGTCCTAACAAAATGTCATTTACGTTGAAGGACGGCAACACTCCATTTCAATTCCCAGTGAACCCTGAAGAAGTTAATATTTCCAGGTCTAAGGGATATGAAACGGTCAATATGTTGGAGCATGGCGAGTTTGATTTTGCACAAGGGGAGAAGGTGAAGGAGATCACCTTCTCTTCTTTTTTTCCCAAAAGATTTGATCCGTCCTATTGCATGGATGAAAAATCTTTTCTAGATCCACGTGTGGCGATGAATGTGCTGAACACCTTTCTGATCTCCAAAAAGCCGCTGCGTTTCATCATTTCAGAGACGGGCGTGAACGTGCCTGTTTTTATTGTTTCGCTTAATTCGAGCTTTCGTGGGGGGGAGACAGGAGATATTTACTTCGACCTGACCCTGCGCACATGGCGGGATTCCAAGGTGGAGAAGGTGGGTTCTGCCGCATCTGGGAGCAAGTCAGGTTCTCGTACGGATTTGAAAAAGTCTAGCAAGACCTACACTGTCAAATCTGGCGACTCCCTGTCCAAAATAGCAAAGCTTGAGCTGGGTAGCAGTTCCAAATGGAACGAGATCTACAAGCTTAACGCAAAGATCATCGGGAGTGATCCAAACCGGATCAAGCCCGGACAAAAGCTGGTGATGCCATGACCTACAAGGTCATTGTCGACGACAAATATGACATCACCAAGCTGGTGGAGACGATTACACTGAAGGACTCGCTCGACCAGATTGCTTATCAGGCCAACATCCGGCTGGCGGTGTCTGCGTCTTCCGGTCTGCCTTTGATCTCACCGGGTATGGCGGTGCGGATTAGCGGGGTTCCTTTTGGCGAAAAATCAATGGTTCACTTACTGCATCCTGCGGTCATCTGGGAGGTGGAAAGCTCGAACAGCGGCACCAAGCGGCTGTCCCTCACGGTGTACGACCGGATGATTTATCTGGAAAAATCGGAGGATGAGTTCCTGTGGCCGAAGGATCAGACTGCTACGCAGCGACTTAAAACCTACGCCAAAGAGTGGAAGATTCCATATGCTACGCTGCCGGAAACCAAGACAAAGCTGGGCAAAGCCGTGTATCGGTCACAGACGATCTTCTCGATGATGTTTGCCGATCTGAAGGAAACGGCCAAGTCTGGCGGGGAAATGTACCATCCACGGATGACACCCGGCGGGTTGCAACTCTTCCAGGTGGGAAGTAATGCAAAAGTGTATGAGCTGGATCGACTGATTGATCTAACCCAGATGCGTACGCTCGAAGGGGCAGTTACCAAAGTTAAAGTGATGGCAGCGTCGGAGTCTACGAGTGGCAAAGAAGTTCCTTCCAAAGTGCTCGCGATTGAGCAGGATAATGTGGAAGAACTGGGTACATTGCAAAAGCTGGTCGAGGACGATCAGGTGAAATCGACAACCGCGGCGAAAAAACTGGCGAAAAGTCATCTGACGGGTATTCAGGAGACCTTTACGATATCGGCACCGGATATCAATACGATTCGCGCCGGGGACGCAGTGTTGTTGAAAAGACTGACGCTAATCGTCATGTCGGTCAGCCGTGATCTGTCTGCCGGGCCTGGAACGATGACGTTGGAGCTTGGGACTGCTGAGCTAGTGAAAAGGAGGTATTACCTTGAATAAAGATGATCCGTATGGGCATTTTGCCGACGTCATGCGTGGTGCGATGAGCACCCATTCTCGTCAGGCCGTGAGCGGGCTGGGCGCGGTACTGGGTACGATGACCTCATCCGGCGTGAAGCTGGATGATTTCAAGCACGAAGTGCAGGATTATCTCGTGGCCGAGTTGCCGGGCACGCTTGGACTGCCGGAGCGCGAGGCTGCTGGCGCGATTTCCGGTATACCTGACGTGGCAAACGGCGGAACGACGGGCACGGGACGGTTTCTTTTGCAAGAAGAGGAAGTGGAAGAAGCGGTGTGGTCTCTTGGCAAAGGATTGAAAGCGGGAGATCGCGTACTGGCGATGCGGGTGAATGGCGGTAACGACATTGTGGTGCTGTGTAAGGTGGTGAGTGCGCATGCCTAGTTTGTTCCCGGAAACGGGTGTGGTATGGGGAGATGAGGAGGATCTGTCGGGGGCGGTTTCAGAAGAGGTACGCTTTGGACGGAGCTGGCGATTCGATTACGATTCAGGGGATTTTGTACTGACCCCAAGTGGTAAAGTCGCTGCGGCTGGTGGGCATGAAGCGTGGGTACAGTGGTGCATTAAGGCCGTCAAAACGCCAAGATACAGACATGTGATCTATTCCCGAAACTACGGTTCGGAGCTGGAGGATCTGGTGGGTCAGGGTGACAGCCGGGGTGTGATGGAAAGTGAGATTACTCGGATGGTGACGGAGACGTTGCTGGCTGATCCACGCACGGATTCGGTAGACCAGTTCACGTTTGATTGGAATCGGGAGCAGTGCATGTTCTCGTGTCGGGTGGCGAGTGTGCAGGAAGAGATGTTTATTCTGGAAAGTGAGGTGATCTGACGGGATGGCTGAGATTCCGCGTTATTTGGAGGACCAGACGGAGGAACAGATTATGCAGCGTATGCTGGATCGTCTGCCCGCGGATCTGGATAAGTCGGAAGGATCGTTTCTGTGGGATGCGGAGGCTCCGGTTGCGTTTATGCTGTCTGAAGCGGCATTGTGGGCGCAGGAATTACTTCGGCGAGGATTTGCTAGTACTGCGGCGAGCAGTGATCCGAATTTTCGTTCGGAAGAGCTGGATCTGCGGGCGGGAGAACACGGTATTACACGGCGGGCCGCGGTGGCGGCAAAGGGTGCTGTGAGGTTTGCTGGTACGCCGGGGAAAGTGGTACCTGCGGGTACGGTCGTGGCTACACTCGCGGATGAAGTATCTGCTGAAGCTTCGCTCGAATATGAAACGGTGGGGCGTGTGGAACTGGATGCAGAGGGCTCCGGGGTGGTAGGTGTGCGAGCGCTTGTTGCCGGAAAAGAAAGCAATGTGCCTGCGGGCACGGTAACTGTGCTGTCTACACCTGTAAGTGGCGTGACTTCTGTCACGAACGTTGAGGTGATAAAAGGCGGTGCGGATATTGAGGCCGATACGGCGCTGTTGGAACGCTTTTATGCCAAAGTCCGCAACCAAGGGACAAGCGGCAATAAAGCACAATATGTGCAATGGGCCAGTGAAGTGCCAGGTGTTGGTGCAACGCGGGTTATTCCGTTATGGCAGGGGCCAGGCACGGTAGGACTATATTTGCTGAACACGGACAAACGTGCTGCGGGTACCGATCTGGTTGCGGCGGTACAGAAGTACGTTGACCCCACGCAAGATGGACAGGGTGAAGGCGTTGCACCGGCGGGGCCAGTGGTGTCCGTGATGCCAGCCGAAGAAGTGCCGATGAACATTCAGGTGAAGCTGACGCTGGCAAGTGATGCGACACTCGCCGATGTACGAGCATTGATCGAACGCGGGGTGACCGCGTATCTGAAACAGTTGGCTTTTGCCGATCCACTCGTTCGTTACACCCGCATTGCCGCGATTCTGCTGGACATTCCGCCGATTATCGACTATTCGGAGCTGACCGTGAACGGTGTAAGTGACCAGAATATTGAGATGACCTCGAGTCAGGTCGCCGTGCTGGGGACGGTGGATGTGCATGAGTAGTGTTGGGCAGATGGTGGATAACGAAGTAGTTTTGGAGTGCGGAGACCAAGGAAGATTGGGAGAAGTACGCCGATCTGAGTTGAAGCTGGTAAGCGAGACGCTCCATGTTGATGTGCAAGGAAGGGAGGGGACAGGGCATGAGTGCTCCTTCTATTGTAGATGTTGGACTGACGAGTGAGAAAGGGCGGGAGCTGTTCTCGTATTTGCCCAGGTATTATGAGACTTCTCGTGTAATGCAAGCCGATATGCAGGCCAAAGGCACAGAAATGGATCTGCTGTATCAGGCGTTGGATGAGACGTTGGAGCAGTTTTTTGTCCGCACGGCGACGTGGGGGCTGGACTTCTGGGAAGAAGAGCTTGGCATTGAGACAGATCGTCTCAAACCTGTGGAACAAAGGCGTGCGGTGGTCGAGTCGAAGCTGCGCGGGGCAGGAAAGTTCTCGGGCAGGCAGGTTGCGAATGTGGCTGAGGCGTATGATGGGGGCAAGGTAGATGTGACATTTCAGCCGGAAACGTGGAGTTTTACGGTGAGCTTTGTGGATACGAAGGGCAGCCCGCCCAATATCGATGATCTCAAACGTGCGATTGAAGAATTGAAACCGGCCCACATGGCCGTGGAATATAGATATCGTTATCTGGTCTGGGATGATCTGGACGACAAACAGATGACATGGGACGAACTCGATGCCGCGTCCTTGACGTGGAATGAACTGGAGGTGTGGGCGTAATGCCAAAAGAAACAGATCGACTGAAATTGCCTCTTCCCTTGGGGAACGAGAATGTGACCCGAGAGAGTATTAACAGGATTTTTGAAAAGATTGACGCAGGCGTTGCAACACGTGAATCCATCCTTATACCTGCGGAATCTGATCTTAATAGCTATATTACAGAAGGGGAATATTATTGTCCTGCTAATGCTACTGTAGAAACCTTGCTTAATTCCCCAACAGGAGAGGCATTTCACTTGACAGTCGAGCCGCATGCGGGAGTGTTGCAAACCCTGACCACCTTCCAGCCTGGCAACTTAGAGGTGTTCCAAAGAAACTACTATTTCGGATGGGGTGCGTGGAAGAAAGTACCTACTAGAGACGAACTTGAAGTGATACTGCCCCAGGCTGACGAGAATGCTCAGGCGGCTGTTAACGTCGCTGTTAAACCTATAATTGAAAGTTATTCGCCCAACCTTGTGAAGAACTCTTCCGCTAATTTAGGGATGTCAAATTGGAATTACCCAGAAGGGTCTTCTCTTTGGGCGGTTACCACAAGCGTGGACAGCAGGGTATCAAAATACTTCAGCATGTCTTACCCGCTAACTAGTGGTTTATACTCTATGTTGAATTCTGATTCTATAACTGTAAGTCCAGGCGATTACATGTTACAGGCTGTATTCTATACATGGGGAATGAATGAGGGAAATCTATATATAGAAGTATTAAACTCCGCTTCTAATGCGACTATAGCGTCATTGGTAGCAAACGGGAATACGGGTTGGCATCGAAAAACGAAGGTTGTAACAATTCCAGCAGGTGTTTCCGGTATTAAGTTGCGTCTTGTTGTTTCCGGTCCTGTACCAACCACAACTAAAGCAATCAGTAGAATCAAGTTCTCGGGAGGTTCGGCAGATGTGCCGTACAGCGCCGAGGGGGATGATTTGGCGATTTTCGAACAAGGGCAAATGTTCAAATTAACACGCGATAACGGGCGATTGAAGTCAACTCTTTCTACGATTAACTTCAATGACTTGATTACCGCAGGGCAATATTTTGTTAATCCAAGCGTTCCGAATGCCCCAGTGGGCGGTGGTACTGGCGGGTTTTACGTTGAGGTCATTGTTGATTCTGACTTATATATTTTGCAAAGGGCTACCAAACAAAATTCCGTTCCAACTCTTTGGGTGAGGACTAAGCAGGGCGGAGTGTGGGGCGCTTGGGTGTTGCACACACAACCTAAAGTATGGGGGGCGCTATAGATGGCGGTAGTTAAAATATACGGGGATGGACTCCCCACAACAGCAAGCACAACCATGTTCACAGGAAAAACGGATAAGACGTGCATTATAAAATCTATTATCCTATGCAATGTTAACTCGGTGGACACCACCGTTACTATGGTGCTTAACAGCTCGCCTATGCATTATTTAATTTACGCCAAGCCTATGAAAGCAAATCAAACATTGGTTATACCTATCTCTGATATTGTTATCTCTCCAGGAGAAACCATTCGTATGTGGTGCTCAGCCCCATATGTCAACGCTAGGGTGACGGCAGAAGAAAGGGACGGGGCCCCACTTGCACTGGGTCTTAACTCGTTCCGCGTCAGTATGCCAGCAAGCTCAACACCAACAACGATGGTTCCAGCCCTAAGTTACAGTCGATTAGTGAAATCACTTGTCCTTTGTAACGTAACAGGCACAGCGCAAACAGTAACTATCCGTTTTGGGTGGAGTGGCGACAATTGCAATTTGATTAATAAGTACACTATATCCGCAAACGATACAGTTTTGATCCCGTTTGCGGATATGATCATTACGCCAAACGAATTTATCGAGGGATGGTGTTCAGCTTCTGGCGCTGTTCATGCCCATATAGTCATGCAGGTGGTGACCTAATGCCGACACTTGATAATTACGCATTAAGCAATTACGAGTTGGGTGGGCCGGGCGGGGTGAAGTACGCAACGGGTTTGGTGACAACGGGAACGAGCACTATTACGATCATCGCCGTTGATGGTGGAACGTATAGCGCCGCTCCTATAACCGTATCGGGCTTGGGGTTTAAGCCGACTAGAATTGTTATAGAATTGGTGGTTGTAAGATCTTCCGGTAATGTGACAACGTTCCCGTCATCTAGTGAGCTAACCGCAGATGGTAAGCAAACTTACTTTATAGGCGGTCTGAATTATGCTAATTCTAAAGTTGATGGGGCACAGTCTTATGTGGTGGACGGCGGTTTTAGGTTAGGGGTGTACCTTACAAACAGTGAATTCCGATGGCATGCTTACGGTTGACATAGAGAGATAGCAGGGGGAAAGGGTGTGACGTTGTGAGCCGGGAAAGCTTATACTGTTGTCTGTTAAAACCCGAATAAATATATTCAGGAAAGGAAGTGAAAATACAATGCAAACAGGAATGAGAATTATATATATGATCAATACGGTGAAATTGTAGCTTCAATTTGGCAAGGTGACGGCTCGACACGAAACGAGATTACGAAATTGGAACACATTGATCTGGAATATGATGAGACGCCTTAACATTTATCGAATTGTGAAAATTGATCCTTAAACAAAACTGCCAGTGCTGGAAAGGATTCATACCGAACTGACAGTGGAAGAGAACATAAAAGAATTGGAAGACCAAATTTTGCTCATGGCTAATGAAAATACAGGAGCGATTTTGTAATGGTTAACCAAGTGGTTGTAAGGAATGCAACGGAAAAAACCTTGGACAAAGGACTTTATCCAAAAACGGGTCAGGTGTACTTGTTGGATGACATCACCAATGCTGATTATCGGCAAACAGTCGAGGATTACATTTTAGAACAAACTGAAGGGATTTAATGAGCGTACCTAAGTGGTGCGCTATTTTTAAGCTCTAGAGCCGTCAGGGGCTTTCATATTGAATTCAGGGGGAGTTGATCTGGAGACAAGTAGGTAAATGTATTTTGGCAGCAGGTAGCTCAGCGGCTTCATATATAGGACACGAAAAATCGGATGCCAGTCCGGTGTCATATAGAAACGATACCTTTTGTAAAAATATTCAACCCCAAAGGAGGTGAACCATGAGCATAAACCACTTAACCGACTCTATCTCTACAACACTAACTCAGCACTTCCCGAACATCCCGATCCTCCCCCAAACGGGCACTGGTCCCACCCCGGGCATATCCTACCGTCTGCAGTCCGCTCAACTCACCAGGGAACGAAGCGATCGCTTCGTGCAATCTTATGCCTTTGAAATCCGCTGGCTTGACGCAGACAATATCCCGGCAACACTGCCGGATGAGCTCTTTGAAGCGTTGGAAACCATCGACGTGGAGGGCACACCCTATCGCGCAACAGAGCTACGTTGGGAGACGGAGAACGTTACTCCGCGAATGCTGGTGTACTATACCATGCGAACCACCAAAATGTCGGAGCCCGCCAGTACCATGCAACAACTGGAAGAGCGACCCACCACACTTAAAGCTACGAGAGAATAACGATACGAGTTCCACATAACGAAGGTTGCTCTGCCGTTGGACTTGCTAGTGTAACTATTCTTTATTGAACTTAAATAACCAAAATGAGGGGATCTACATGAAAGGAATAGGAGGCGCATTGGCGATGTTTACGAAAAAAGAACCGGATCCTAAAACACCGGAAACTCAACAGAAAAACAACCAGAAATACAGCAAATCACAGTTCGCCGAATCCCGGCAACTTAGCCGGATCGAGAAAGACATTTTGGCAGCAGTTCTGCTGGAACAAGAAACATACACCTTACAAGAAGCACAGCAACACATCCAACAATTTATGAATGGGGAGGCACAATAATGGCTGGAGGAACATGGACAACACAAAACAAGGTACGCCCCGGCGTATATATGAATTTTGCATCAGAGGGCTCATTGCCGGGTACGGTAGGAGAGCGAGGAACGGTGGCATTGGCACTTCCATTGTCATGGGGACAAGCAGGTGCAATCCTGACGGTACAAGCAGGTGAAGATGTACAAGCCAAATTGGGCTATGACTGGACAGCACCGCAATTGCTACTGATCCGTGAGGCATTGAAACGGGCGCAGACATTGCTTCTTTATCGACTCAATGCAGGTACCAAAGCCAAGGCAACCTTGGATAAACTGACAGTCACAGCCCAACACGGTGGTGTGCGTGGTAATGACCTAGCAGTTGTAATTTCCGCAAATATCAATGAACCAGAAGAATTGGATGTCTCCACTTTGTTTGCGGGTAAAGAAGTGGACAAACAAACCGCGTCTACCATCGAAGCTCTGGAATCCAACGCATACGTCACATTTACTGGTGAAGGTACACTCACAGCTACGGCGTCACTTCCACTAACGGGTGGATTGGATGGCGTAGCAACGAACCAGGAGCATTCCGATTTCCTCACCAAGTTAGAGGTGTTAGATTTTAACACAGTTGGTCTGATCTCAGACGATGCCACACTCAAGTCAGTCTACACAGCCTACATCAAGCGTTTGCGTGATACCGAGGGCAAGAAAGTGCAACTCGTTCTGTCCGATTATCCTGCTGCAGATCATGAAGGCATTATCAGTGTCAAAAATGGTGTTGTGCTCGCAGACGGTACCATTCTTACCCCGAAACAAACCGTAGCATGGACTGCCGGTGCAACAGCGGGAGCTAATCTGAATGAATCTCTGACGTTCCGTGCTTATGATGACGCCGTGGATGTGAACGGACGACTGACACATAGCGAGACAGAAGCTGCATTGCGTAATGGCGAGTTTGTCTTTACCGCGAGCAGCAACCGTGCAGTGGTAGAGCAGGATGTGAATACGTTCCGTTCGGTGACACCGGATAAAGCACGTCATTTTGCCAAAAACCGTGTTGTCCGTGTACTTGATGGTATCGCTAATGATATGAAACGGATTTTCGAGTCCTACTATATCGGCAAAGTGAACAATAACGAAGATGGGCGCAGCCTGTTCCGTTCCCAATGTGTCACTTATCTGAAGCAACTTCAGGATATTGGTGCCATTCAAAATTTTGATTCCAAAACAGATATCACTGTTGCTCCGGGCAATGAAACTGACAGTATTCTGATCGAGATTCAGGTCCAACCTGTGGATTCCGTTGAAAAAGTATATATGAAAGTGAAGGTGGTTTAAGATGGCATTTTTGAAAGCAAGCGACACAATCTCCGGCCAGGAAGGCCGGGCATACGCAACGATTAACGGACAGACGGAAGAAATGTTCTATGTGAAGACGCTGGAAGCAACAGTGGAGAAACAAAAAGCAGAGGTCAAAACGTTGGGTCGCCGCGGCGTACAGCACAAAGCAACCGGTTGGTCTGGATCGGGTTCCATGACGATCTTTTATACCACTTCCCGTTTCCGCGAGCTGATGCTCCAGTACATGCAGAATGGTGTGGACACGTACTTCGACATTGAAGTGACCAACGAAGATCCTTCTTCTACGATTGGCAAACAGACGGTGACCCTCAAAGGCGTCAATCTTGACAGTGTAATCATGGCATCTCTGGATACCGAGGCGGAGGCATTGGAGGAAGAAGTGAGCTTTACCTTTGAAGATGTCGATATGCCTGTATCGTTCAATCTGCCGAAGTAATGTAGCGTGGAAAGCATAATGATTTGAGATTCATAAAGAGTATAAATTTACAGCGGGTTTGTAAAAGAAACCTGTTCCACTTGCCTGTGTTACGGGCTATTTGGTGTGTCAAAATACTGTTCTTCGCCGCTTCGTGCGGCGGGGGACCTAACTTTAGAGGAGGAACAATACATGAGTGGATTGAGTATGTTTTTTGCCCAAAATGCAGCAACGGATACAACGGAGGAGTTTATCGTTTCCCCCCGATTCAAAGACGAGAAAGGCGAGCCGGTTGCCTGGAAACTGCGCAGCATGACCGAGGACGAAAACCAGGAATGCCGCAAAGCGGCTACCCGCAAAATTAAGGGCAAGAACGGTGTATACACACCCGACATCGATGCGAATGATTACATGGCTCGTCTGATGACTGCAAGTGTAGTGTACCCTGATTTGAAAAACGCAGAACTTCAGCGTTCGTATGGCGTAATGGGAGCGGAATCGCTTTTGCGGAAAATGCTGTTGCCTGGGGAATTTGCTTCGCTGGGTGAACAGGTTCAGAAGCTGAACGGCTTCAATCAGGACATGAACGAACTGGTGGATGACGTAAAAAACTAATTAAAGAGGGCGATTCCGAAGCCAATCTGGCTTATTACGCTCTCCATGAATTAAACATTTTGCCGCATGAGCTAATGGCCTTCTCCATGCGAGAACGAGCGGCCATCTATGCGATGATCTCCATCCGGGTGGAGGAAGAGAAGAAAGAGCGGTCCAAGAGCCGCGCCCGGAAGAAATAAAAAGGAAAGGAGGGAGAAATGAATGTATGCCATGTTTGCAAGACTGTACCTTACTTCAACACGTATAGTAACGCAATTTCAACAATTACCTGCTGCTATAAGTACCATGTTTAATTCTGCTCGACTGAACAGTATTGCAATGGCATCCAAATTGCTACAGGGCGTATCCGAGGAACAAGCCAAAGTGAACGCGGCTTTTGCAGAAGGAGCCGGGCGTGTAAGAGCCTGGATCAGCATGATGAAATCAGCAGGACAAGCGGTTCTTGTTCCAGCAGCACAAGAAGAGGATCTGAAGCATCGCTATATGGCTGCTACGGGTGATGATGCTCAGGGGGAGACGATCTTCAATCGCTACCGTGCGGAAGCTTTCAAGAGCGGACAGAATGTTACAGACGCTTTGAAAGGTGCGCTATCGTTCATCCCGTATGCACAGAATACGGACCAAGTTGATCAACTGAGGGATATGGCTAAGCGGTTGAGCATGTTATCTCCAGATGGCAAAAACATGTCGGATGCATCCAGTGCTTTGGTTGCTGCCATGAACGGAGACAACGGTGAACTTGCCAATTCTTTTAACATTCCTTCTGAAGCACTTAGCGGAGCAGGTCTGCAACAAACCATCGATTCATCCAATCTGGATGGGTTCATCCAAAAGTTGGATGTCATTTTACAAAAGCAAGGCTATACCCAACAGGCTTTTGACACCATGCTGGATTCACCGTTGCAGAAGTGGAATGCACTGGTGAATCAGTTTAATGGGGTTCTGGGACAAATTGGACAGGTAGCTCTTGTTGCCTTGACGCCTCTACTAGATCGATTAAATGAGGCTTTTGCCAATGGTGAATTCACTGGCATTATTGAATGGCTTAGCAATGCATTTACGGTTGCTGCAAACGCGCTGACGATGTTGGTAGACGGGATTTTGTATATCGCGAGTGTGATCCAACAAAACTGGGATATTATTCAGCCGATCCTTATGGCGCTTGCGCTTGTGGCTCTGGCTTTGGTCATTATCCAAGTTTACAGTCTGGTTGCAGCCTGGTTATTACTGAATTGGCCTATTCTGCTCGTCATTGCCGCCATCGCAGCTGTTATCAATATTTTAAGCATGATGGAAATATCGGGAACTGAGATTTTGGGAGCGATTATCGGTACATTTATGCTGCTTGGGGAGATGGTACGAGTTGTAATCGCTACAATGTGGAATTATTTTGCCATCTTCGCAGAGTTCATAGCCAATGTCTTCAAAGACCCATTCTATGCATTTCAAAAATTGCTTTACGATTTGGGAATGTTCGGGATGCAGATATTTTACAATCTTATTGTAGGAATTGAGGACTTTCTGGGCAAAGCGATGGGGGCAATTGGGAAGGTAGCTTCCTTTATTAATGATATCTTTGGTACAAATTTTGCTGTCATGTCCGAAGCCGATATCAACATTGCTAGTAAAAACGTCAAGGGTTGGATGGATACATTGAAATCATTTGAGCCACAGAGTGACAAAGATGTATTCCACATGAATCGAATGGACGGAGAATTCGATCCAAAGGTTTCTGACAAGGGACAAGATGCAGCAAAAAAACTATTATCAAAAATACCTTCTCTGCCTGATCCAAATTCCAAAGAAACAAAATTACCCGGAAACTTCGGCGGCTCAACTCCAAAAACACCTTCCATGCCATCGATGCCAACTGCACCTGCTCCCACCGTTGTTCCCAACAGCAACATGAGTAACATTAACAAAATTAACAATATCGGACAGGTGGACAAGATCGGTGACGTGGACGGCACAGTGGATGTAACCAGTGAGGATTTGAAACTGATGCGTGAGCTTGCCGAGATGCAGGCCATTCAGCGATTCGTCAGTCTGACGCCAACCGTTCAGGTCACCACAGGGGATATCAACAGCGGACATGATGTGGACAGCATCATCAGCAAAATCACCGATGGACTGAACAGTCAGATCGTCTCCAGTGCCCAGGGGGTGTATGGATAAGTGGAATATTATATTCAACTAAGCTTCAATAACCGCTCCGAATACATGTTTTTCCCGGTCACACCAGAGAGCATTGAGTTTTCGGATTCGGGAGACGGCAGTACGTTTAACGTTAGCGCTTTGGGTGAAATTAACGTGATCAAGTCGCCAAAGCTGCGTGAAGTCAGTTTCAGCGGGATTTTTCCGGCAGACTACAGCCCGTATCATCTGAACTACGATGCAAGACATCCGGCAATTCAGAAGCAGTTTTACCGTGATCCTTATGAATATGTGAAAAAGATCATCCGTTGGATGCAGACGGGTAGACCCGTCAGATTGTTCTTTTCCAGTGCAAGGTACACCATTAATATGGCGGTTTCCATTGAGAGCTTCGACTGGAAGGAGACTGCGGGTACGGTGGGGGATATCCAGTATGATATCAAGCTGAAGCAGTTCATTTTCTATGCCGCCAAAAAAGTAGTGCCACTCAAGGACAGCAAGGATACTGCTGCTTCGAAAACAAAAACCAAAGCCTCCCGGCCCAATGAAAAAATCCAGCCCAAGACCGTCACACTCAAAGCCGGAGACTCCTTGTGGTCTGTAGCGAAAGCCCATCTGGGAGATGGATCTCGCTGGAAAGAATTGCAGAAGCTGAATGGCATCAAAGATGCACAACTGAAGAAGCTGCCGATTGGACTTGTGATCAAGCTTCCGTGAAAGGAGAGGCAATATGCAAGAGCAGATCAGGCTGGATGATAAGCTGGCCAACATGAAGGAACGGTTATTACTGGATGACAAGCAGGGCAACATCTGGGACATTAGCGAAATTGCCGGTGACATTACGTACAAAACCTCCCGCATCGGCAAACCTTCCTCTCTGGAATTCACGTTGATCAAGGGCAGTCTGTACCAGAATAAGAAATTCACATATGAGAATGGATATGTCGTGAAATATATCAGCAACGAGGTAGGCATATTTTACGGATATATCTTCTCGGTGGATAGCGGTAAGGACGAAAGTGTCAAAATCAAAGCCTACGACCAGATGCGTTATCTGACTGCGAATCAGACGTACAAGTTCGTTAATGCCACTGCTGCGGATGTAATTAAACGAATTGCAAAGGATTTCCTGTTGAAAACGGATGATCTGATTCAGCCGAAATATGTGATTCCACGCATGTTATTTGATAACAAAAAGCTGATTGACATGATCTGTGAGGCGCTCGACCGAACGTTGATTTATGGCGGTAAAAACTACATCTTCTACGATGATTTCGGCAAGCTTGTGCTTCGGGATGTGGAAGAGATGCCTTACGGCTTTGTTATTGGGGATAACAGTCTGCTCACGGATTACAGCTATACGCGGTCGATTGACGACCAGACATATAACAAGATCAAGCTGTACCGGGATAACAAGGATACGGGAAAAAGAGAAACGTTTGTTCATCAGGATTCAGGCAGCATCCGTCAATGGGGGCTGCTTTTTTTGTACCAAAAAGCCGATGATGGCCTGAACGAAGGTCAGATTGATGACATGCTGAAGACCCTGATGACCCTCCGTAATCGCGAGACGCAGACGTTGAAAGTGGATGCGCTTGGTGATTTCAAGGTGAGGGCAGGCAGTTTTGTCAACATCCAGATCGATGAACTGAAGATTAATCAATATTTTCTGGTAGACGAATGTACGCATAAGATACAGGGGGGCGTGCATACGATGTCGCTGGATTTGAAGGTGGTGTAACGATAAATGATGCTGGATGTGATTAAAAAGGCGGCGGTGGCCGCTGTAGATGCCAAGTCTCCCGTTCAGGTAATGTACGGAAGCGTGACAAATACGCAGCCTCTGGAGATCACCGTTGAACAACGGCTGGCATTGGCTGAGCCTTTTCTGGTACTGCCGGAATCCGTAGTGAACAAAGTTTGGACCGTGGGTGACCATGTCTTGTTGTTACGTGTTCAAGGCGGAGACAGCTTTGTCGTGCTGGATCGGCTGGTGAATCCATGATTCCACAGGGTGCGCAGATTAGCGCAGAAGATCAGGAAGAAGCTGCTGTGCTTCCAAGTCTGACGTATGTGTTTCAAGCTTCTGGACAGCGAATTGGAAGGCTGCAACTGGATGGAAAAGATGCGGTAAAACAGGCGGTGTATAAAGCGTTGTCCACACGCCGCTACGAGCATCTAATCTATTCCTCGGATTACGGTATGGAATGGTCCTGGGAAGGAATGGCCGGGAGATCCATGGTTGAATCGGAACTGGAACGCTGGATTCGCGAAGCATTGCTTCCGGATGATCGCATTTCGGATGTAACCGAGTTCGATTTTGTCCACGAGGCTGACGGGGTACGGGTTTCTTTTACCGTGGAAACGGATTTTGGCAGCTTCAGGGAAGAGACGGAGGTGAACATGAATGTATGAAGAGCAGACGTTTGAAGTTATTTTAAACCGAATGCTGGATAGGGTACCAGATGGTGTGGATAAACGTGAAGGCAGCATTATCTATGATGCGCTTGCGCCAGCGGCTGTGGAAATGGCTCAGATGTATATCGAGCTGGATGTGAACGCTAATCTGAAGTTTGCAGATACAGCCTCTGGAGAGTATCTGGATCGCGCGGTGGCTTGGTCGGGCATTAGTCGGAAGCCGGCCACGAAGGCGCGTTGGGTTGGTAGTTTTCGGGATAACGAAGGGAAGCCTGTTGAAGTTCCTTTGGAGAGTCGTTTTTCCACTGGGGATCGGGTGTATGTTGTTGTGGAACGCATCGCGGCAGGGCAATATGTGTTGGAATGTGAGGTGGCGGGAGCGGAAGGTAATGAATATACGGGGGCACTGCTGCCCATCGATTATATTGCTGGTCTTACCACAGCCGAATTGACACAGTTGCTGGTTCCTGGAGAAGACGAGGAAACGGATCAGGCTTTGTATGATCGATATCAGGACAAAGTTTCCCGTCCGGTTACGAGTGCCAACAAATATCAGTATGAGTTATGGGCACGGGAAAACTCTGGGGTTGGCAAAGCCAAAGCTTTTCCACTATGGGATGGTCCGGGTACAGTCAAAGTGGCATTGCTGAATAACGAAATGCAAACACCTGCTGAGGCGGTCATTAAGGCGGTGCAAGAGTATATCGATCCAACCCAGGATGGAATGGGCGAAGGCGCAGCTCCAATCGGACCTGTGGTCACGGTGGTGGGGGCGGAAGAAATACCCATCGATGTAGAAGTACAGGTCACGCTTGCTTCCGGTTCAACGTATGAGGGCGTGAAGACACTGATTGAAACGGGAGTTACGGCGTATCTGAAAGAACTGGCTTTTGCGGATCCGTTGGTTCGTTGGACACGTATTGCCAATGTCATTCTGGATATTCCGCCCGTAATCGATTATAGCGATCTGCTGGTGAATGGTGGTATGTCCAATCTGGAGGTCGCCCCCGGCGCAGTAGCTGTTCTTGGGACGGTGAAGGTGACATGAGTAAAGCAGAGGTATTAATGACTCTTTTGCCCCCGTTGTATGAGAATGTGCTGGAGATGCAGCTTCTTACGGAGACCGAAGGTGTTGAGCTGGACAAGCTTACGGTGGGTTTGGAAAGTGTGTTGGATCAATTCTACCCGGAGTCTGCGACCTGGGCACTGGAACGTTATGAGAGGGATTTGCAGATTCCGACGAATCAAGCCAAGCCAGACGACCAGCGAAGATCCGTAATCATTTCCAAAATGCGCGGCAGCGGCAAAGTCTCTGGCTCCATGCTCAAAAACGTGGCGCAGGCCTACGAAAGTGGCGGGATTGATGTATCGGTTGATTCGGGCGAGTATCGCATCTTGATTCGTTTCATCGATACATGGGGCCTGCCACCCAATTTGGACGATTTAAAGTCAGCGATTGAGGATATTAAACCAGCACATATGACTGTGGAGTACCGTCTGCGGTATTTGACGATTGTGGAGGTTGAAAGCATGACGCTGGATGAGATTGAACAGACCCGGCAGGATAAATTTGCAGGAGGTGGAGCGTAAATGAATGAACCAAAAACACCGAATTTGGGATTGAATAAGATTGACCGTTCCTCGCCATCGACGACCTATTTTGATCTGGACAAGTATCTGGATCAGAACTGGGAGAAGGTTGATGAGGGTGTGGTGAAAGTCGAAGAAAAGGCTGAGGAAATCGCGGCACAGATGAGTAGTATTCAGGAGCGGTTGGATACGGAGAAGCGTAGATCGGTGACGTTGGAGCCTGGGTTGCAGATTATTAATGCTGAACGCACCTCGGCATTTAAGTTGGAAGGATTGAAGGGCCGTACGCTTGTGAATTTGTTGGGGCGTGATGGTAATTTCGGAGTAGCTAATAATTGGAGTGAATTCGCTGGTACAAAGGCAGTAGCCAATAACATTTTAACCGTAACAGGTAACGGATCAGATATAAATCCTCAAGTGTCCAACAATAAATTAATTTCCTCTTTTACTCCAAAAGTAGGAGAAAAATTGTTCTTACGTGTTCGAGCAACTCCTGTTGTTGGAACTGTTCAACAATTGCAGCTCTATCTCTATTCGGCCACTCTTAGCAGAGTCACTGCCAAAAACATCAGTAATCCGCTAAATGGAACAACTTATGACATGTATGGATCTATCACAGTAACACAAGCAATCGTAGATGGGTGGAATTCAAGCTTAGGATTAAAATTAGCGGCAACATATGCTACAGTGGCGGCTTCAAACGGGTCACAAGTACAATACTCTCGGGCAGCAATTTATAAAATATCAGAAGCTGACAAATCGTTGACAGATGATCAAATCGCAGCTAAATATCCTTACGTTGACAGCTTGCAACCAGTAAAGAATCCATATGCAATTCGATATGGAGAGAATTTGTTGCCGCCACTTTATGATTGGAACACTGTTGGGATCAATCCTGCATCTATAAAGGGTGCTTACAAATCTACGTACACAGTTACAAATTCTAAGAACGCCTATTATTATTTAGACTTAGTCCTTTCGGGAGGAGTTTCTTACACTTATAGCGCGGAGCATAATGGCTATTTGTCCGTAACCGATCCAATTAATAATAAAGTTATTGTGGAGAATACTCCTAACCAATCACTAACTTTCACCACAACAGAAGCATTAACCGTCCGTATTTACTTTTCCAACATCTACAATATCCCAAAAGATGGATCATACTTCTTCAGTAATCCAATGCTCTCGATTGGAACAACAACCAAACCATTCAAACCACGTGAAGACGTTATGCTCGCATTGCAAACGGAGTTATACGCTAATCCATTAACAGATACGGATGCAGACGAAGTATTTGAGAAGGACGGTCAATATTTCAAATTGATGAAATGGAAGCGGATTGCCCTGGATGGAACATTAACGCATTCCTTTTTTGGATCAGGTACAGGCTTTAAGGTTGTCAATGCACTTTTACCTGGGTCTCCAGCCGCAGATGGATCAGGTTTACTGACTAAATACCATGGGAAAATTATTAAGGAAACAGATTATGCAACCGTTAGTAGTCAAGCTGATAATCTGAACATAGGATCATCCGGTGCTAATGACGTATTCGATAACTTTCAAATTTCTATAGCCAACACCGACAGTGGATGGGGAGACTCATACACACCGACAGCAGATGAGATTAAGACGTATTTCATGGGATGGAAGATGTACACTGGGGATGCATCTGACTCTCCTTATACGGGTAGTGGATCAAAGTACTGGAGATATATAAATATACCAGTAGGAGATGCAAACACTGTAGACGGATCTGCCACGAGTACTTTACCAACATCAAAAGTACCTAATTACGCACCATACCAACTTCTATACAAACTTGCAACACCTGTAGTCGAGCCTATCACGTCAGAGGGGCAATTGACGTTTGTAGAAGGCGATAATCAGGTTGAGGTTGGTACAGGGATTGTGTTGCGGGAAAGCGTTAAGCCCCAATTAAGCGGCGATAAGTATTACATTAACTCCAAGGTACTATCTGGTAGCCTTACAAAACACACGCCGCGTAAGATCAACAGTATTTTCCGTGACAGCAAACTAGACAAACCGAAATGGTTAGATTATGTGGATGGAGGAAGTAATGGGATAACATCCCAAATACCTCAAGCTTTATATGATCCATCCGCGGCTTACAGCTTCACATACTTGATGATGGACACATCTCCGGTAGTGTCATTTGTCGGCTCAATGGCAGACAACGAAAAGGCGTTGCTTATGAATCTGACTGATACCGTGCAGCAGAATGTGGCAGCCTTATCCATGTTAAAAATTGCTATTCCAAGTGGAGATACACTTAAAAACTACGTAGACAATAAGCCATGGCAGAAGTACAAAATTACACAGGATAACGGTAGCGTTATTCAACTCGCCCACAGTTCTGACTTGAATAATATAAAGACTGGTGGACAGTACGATTGTTTCAACGCTATAAATGGGCCGGAAGGTTTGGCTAAAGCTTGGTTTTACGTTGAGGTTCTTGTGCATTCAAACGCACCAACTCATGTAATTCAACGCGCATCGAGATTGGATACGCATAATACACCAACTTTATACATGCGAACATGTATGGATAATATATGGAGCGCATGGAGTCCTGATGTTTTTCAATCTGGCGTTAATGCTAAAAATGGGATCGTGGATGCCATTAGCGCCATGGGAACTAGCGCATCCATGAATGACACATGGTCAACATTAGCAAACAAGATAAAGCAAATTAAAACTGGTAAGCAATTTGCGACAGGACAATTTGTTATAGGCTCAAATGGAACTGGTTCAGTGGATGGATTGGCATTTAAGCCGCGCCATATAACATTTGCAAATGCTACTAATACCCCAAACTATATTTATTATGGTATCTACAGTGAAGAATCACCAAGGAATAACTATGGTACTGGTGGTACACGTGTTATTAACAGAGTGGTTGGTTTAGATAACGGCTTGTCTGTTGATGATAAAATCATACCTACTGTAAATGGTTTTAATGTGAGTGGCACAGGAATAACAGATCAAAGGACATACAACTATTTTGCAACAGAGTAGCGGTGTCCCAATAGTTTTTATAGTTTGGCATATGAAGAATTTGTATGTAACCAAAAGGAATTAAAGTCTTAGCTTTATAAGTTCAACGACTAGAATTAAAACCAAAGGAGGTGAAACCATGGAACGATGGGACACCCTATGGAGATGGGGAATTGCGCTCATGAGCAGCTCAGTAACCTACTTCTTCGGTGGCTGGTCAGGTGTACTCGGTGTACTACTTGTATTCGTCATCCTCGACTACCTTACCGGCATCGCGGCGGCGGGTATGAATGGCAAGTTAGAAAGTAATGTAGGGATGTTCGGCATCGCGCGGAAGGTATTTATATTTGCAATGGTATCGGTGGCTCATCTGGTGGACGGTGTTCTGGGAGACGGACATTTGTTCAGGGATGCGGTCGCCTTTTTTTATATCGCAAATGAGTTGTTGTCCATCATCGAAAACGGGGGCAAGTTGGGCGCTCCGATTCCGCCAGTGATTCGGCAAGCCATTGAAGTGCTCAAGGGCAAAGGGGGAACCGGGGAACTCCCCGGTAACTTCTCCCCGAAGGGCAAAGATTCTTTTTCCAATCCAGAAACAGAGGATGTTGAACCTTCTGAAACTCAAGATAACGTTAAATAG